GACAACCCAGATGACATTATGAGCATCCCGTATGCTATTGTAAGCACACGGCAACGCTTCAACATCTTCGCAGGAAACTTCTGATATGACCAATGTCGCCATTTCAGCATTGCCCGCCGCTTCATCCGCTACATCAGCGGATTTGATTCCTATTGTACAAAGCGGCACAACGCAAAAACTAACCAACGCTCAATTGTTTACTGGCCCTGCCATTACATCCGGCACAACGGCCACCACACCAACGGCTGCGTATTCGCTTGTCAACAAACAATATGTAGACGCTGCGGTAAACGGTCTTAATTCGCAAATTCCTTGCGATTACGGGTCCACAACTGCGTTTACGGTTACATATAACAATGGCACTGCCGGTGTTGGCGCGACATTGACCGCTACAACAAACGGCGTGCTCACCGTTGACGGCGGAACGCCCGCGGTTAACCAACGCATTTTGATAAAAGATCAAACAAACCAAACACAAAACGGCGCGTACACCGTTACTAATGCTGGGTCTGCTGGTTCGGCTTGGGTGCTTACCCGCGCTACGGATTATGACCAGTCCGCCGAAATGAACGCTGGCGACGGTTTTTATATTAATAATGGGTCTACTCTGGCCAATACTTTGTGGGTGCAAACCACACCTGCGCCCATCACTGTTGGCACAACAGCTATTGTTTTTAATCAGTTTGCCAACGCATCTTTTGCTAAACCAATCATCGCCGCGATGATTTTCGGAGGTAGTTTCTAATGACCGCGCCCAACCAAGCTAATCCTAAATCAATTGTTGGCAAATGCGCTACGCAAGTCGTTGGCGTTTCTGCTACGGCTATTGTGTCAAACGCTACTGGGTCAAATACGCTTGTTAAAGTTAACTCGCTTTATGTAGGTAACGTGGATACTTCAACATCATATAAATTAACTGTTGATGTGTATCGGGCGTCTACTGCGTATCGTACAGCATACCAAGTTATTATTCCGCCAAACGCTGGATTGGATGTTGTTTCCAAATACATCAATCTTGAAGAAGGTGACAGTTTGCGGTTGACTGCTGACACTGCATCCAAACTTGAAGCTGTAGCGTCTTATGAGGTTATTAGCTAATGTCGCATCGCTCGAATGGTGGAATTTATGGGCCTCAAAACCGCTCGACCCCCACACAGGCGAGCGGCATTTGGCATTTGTATGATGAACAACAATCAGTACAAGCACGCAATTGGTATGGATTGTTGCCTACAATACCGCAAGTTTTGGCTGGCACTGCAACAACTTCGGGATCTACAGGAGCGTCTGTTCCTTTTACCCTCGGTTTTAATGGCGGAGCAGCGGTAACAAAAGTTACCGTTACAAGCATCCCCGGAAACATTGTAACCGTTGTAACTGGTAGCCCACCGTCTTCTCCTGTGACGGTCAGTGGGTTGTCTGCCAATACAACATATCAATTCCAAGTTGTAGCGACTAATTCTGCTGGAGATAGTACTCCAAGCTACACCAATTCTATTACAACGCCTTCTACATATAGCATTTCATACCTTGTTGTTGGTGGCGGTGGGGGTTCTGCGGGCGGTGTTGGCGGAACTAACTATGGTTCTGCTGGTGCTGGTAGTACCGTTAGAACAGGCTCAACTGCTTTAACCCAATCATCTGTTTATACAGTGACAGTTGGTAACGGCGGTGCAGGTTCAACGTCTGGTGCTGTCGGCTCAGGGCAAAGCAGTTCTGTAAGCGGAACAGGTGTTAGCGTAACAGCTACAGGTGGTTCTGGTCCTCCTAACCAAGGCCGTACAGGTGGTTCCAACGCTGACTTTAGCGGTGGCACATTTAGCACAGGCGTTGGTAGCGGTGGCGGCGCTGGTGGTGGAGCCAATGGTAGTACATACAACGGCGGTAACGGCGCACAAAGCAGCATAAGTGGCTCTAACACTTATTATGGTGGTGGTGGTGCGGGTAACAATGGCGCTAGTGGATCTGGTACGCCGGGGCTTGGTGGCGGCGGCTCTTGGGCTGACCCCGGTCCGACTAACGGCGGCACAAATACAGGCGGCGGCGGTGGTGCAGGTAACTCACTGTTTGTTACAAGCGGCGGTTCTGGTATTGTTGTGCTTTCTATCCCGACTGCAAATTACACTGGAACTGTAACTGGTTCACCAACTGTAACAACGGTTGGTGGCAACAAGATTCTTACGTTCACTGGTAGCGGATCATATACGGCGTAAACATGGCACATTTCGTAAAACTTGATGACCATAATGTTGTGATTGATGGTTGTGTTGTAGATAACAACACTATCAATAACTTGCCTTTTCCCGAAAGCGAGCCTGTTGGTGTGGCGTTTTTGACTGAATGGTCTGGCGGGTATACCAATTGGAAACAAACATCTTACAACGCTAACTTTCGTAAAAATTACGCTGGCAGCAACGGCTTTACTTACGATGCCGAACTTAATGCGTTTATTCCCCCCAAACCATATCCATCTTGGTTGTTAGATACAAACACATGCCAGTGGCAGGCTCCAGTTTCTCGCCCTAATGACGGGAAAGGATATGTTTGGGATGAAACCACACAATCTTGGGTAGAAACTGTAGGCGCGTAATATGAAAACGCCGATCCTTGGTCAAAGTTATGTGGCGCGCAGTTTAAATGCTGCCGCTGACCGCATGATTAACCTTTACCCGGAGGCCATACCGGGCGAAGGACAGACCGCGGCGTATCTTAACCGCGCGCCCGGCTTGCGCAAACTTGCCACCATAGGCACGGGGCCAATCCGTGGGTTGTGGCAATACGGCAACTACGGTTACGTTGTATCGGGCAACCAGTTATACCAGATCGACAGTTCGTGGAACGCGACGCTAAAAGGCGCTGTGTCCGGCTCGCCAACACCGGTGTCTATGGCTGACAACGGCATACAATTGTTTATCGCGTGTAACGGCCCCGGCTATATTTACAACGCCAACACAAACGCATTTGCGCAAATTACTGACCCCGATTACGCAGGTGCGGTTACGGTTAGTTATTTGGATGGGTATTTTGTTTTTAACCAACCAAACTCACAAACCATCTGGGTGTCAGAACTTCTTAACGGCACATCTATTGACCCGTTAGGGTTCGCCAGCGCAGAAGGTTCGCCCGACAATGTTGTGGCGATTATTGCTGACCACGGCGAATTGTGGGTGTTTGGTACCAATTCTATTGAAGTGTGGTATGACGCGGCGACGATTCCGTTTCCTTTTACCCGCATCCAAGGTGCGTTTACCGAACTTGGTTGCGCTGCGGCGTATTCGGTTGCCAAAGCCGACAACACGATTTTCTGGCTTGGGGCTGACGCACGCGGGCGCGGTATTGTGTTCCGCGCTGAAGGTTACCGCGGCGTGCGCGTGTCTACCCATGCTGTTGAATACGCCATTCAATCCTACGGCACCATATCAGACGCTATTGGCTATACCTACCAGCAAGACGGCCACTCGTTCTATGTGCTGTGCTTTCCTACCGCTGGAAAAACATGGGTCTATGACGCCGCGACGCAGTTGTGGCATGAACGGGCCGGATGGGACACAACCAACGGCGTGTTCACGCGGCATTGGTCTAACTGCCAAATGAGTTACAATAATACCATAGTTGTAGGCGATTACGCCAACGGCAATATCTATGCGTATGATTTGAACTATTATTCCGACGACACAACTATACAAAAATGGTTGCGGTCTTGGCGGGCGCTTGGCCCCGGGCAAAACAATCTAAAACGCACCGCGCATCATTCGCTGCAACTGATTAGCGAATCAGGCGTCGGGCTAAACTTAGGCCAAGGCTCTGACCCGCAGGCCATGCTTCGCTGGTCTGACGATGGCGGCCACAACTGGTCAAACGAACATTGGCGGTCAATGGGCAAGATCGGCGAAACCGGCTACCGCACGATTTGGCGGCGGCTGGGCATGACGGACAAGCTGCGCGACCGCGTGTACGAGGTGTCCGGCACCGATCCGGTAAAGATTGCAATTATGGGTGCGGAGCTTATAGCGAGCCCGACCGATGCCTAACCAACCCAACATAACGAACATCACCCCGCCTCGCGTGGCGTTGGTAGACCCTGAAACGGGCTACATTGCGCGGGAATGGTACCGGTTTTTTAACAACCTGTTTGTTATCTGCGGCAATGGTTCGGATAACCCAACACTAACCATTAGCGCCGCCGCGCCTATTACCACAACAGGCGGCACGTTTCCTACTATCGGCATCACCGGCTCACCGTTAAGCGAAAGCAACGATACGAACGTCACATTGAGCCTCGGCGGGTCGTACGCCACAGCGCTTGTCCATCCTGCATCTATCTCTGTTGGGTGGCAGGGTGTGTTGAGCCAAGCCCGCGGCGGCACTGGGCCTTGGGCTACTGCAGGTGCCGTGCAAGTGTCGCAAGGGCCAAGCACTGCGCCGTCATGGTCTAATGTCAAAGTGGCGTTTGGGTATATAACGGGCGCGGGTGCGTCAGTGACACAGACCGGCGCGCGGACAAACAGCGTTACATGTAACGCGCCTACGGGACAAATTACGTTGGCAAGCGCTGCGGGGTCGGCCACACCAGCGACGTTTACGGTCAATAACAGCACTGTATCATCGACTGACACAGTTATATTGTGTATACAATCTGGTGCGACCAACAGCTATTCGTTCAACGTGTCGGCGGTTGCCAATGGCAGTTTCAATGTGACGTTTTGGGCGCAAGCCGGTACGGCTACGGATGCGCCGGTGCTAAACTATTCAATCATTAAAGGTGCGTCAGCTTAATTGTTGCATGTGCGCCTTTTGTGCTATATGGTGTTTCAAATTTATGAGGCGCGTTTATGACGATCAATATTT